CAAGGTAAAGAAAAGCTAAATCTTAATAGTGGGTACTATCCTGAAACTTATAACGATGTATTTAAACAAATGCTACTTTCTGAATCTGTATGGATTGAGGTAGATGGTGACACATTACCTATTATAGTTTCTAGTTCTAGTTTAGCGTTTAAAACGCAGTTAAATGATAAGCTAATTAATTATACTATTGATGTTGATTATGCTTTTGACAAAATAAATACAATACGTTAATGCAAGAGGTACAACTTTACATAGATAATCAGAGAATAGATTTATTTAAAGATGAAACGGTATCTTTAACTCAGTCTTTACAAAACGTAAAAGAACCAGCAAAGATATTTACAGAATTTACTAAGTCATTTTCTGTACCAGCTAACTCTAAAAACAACAAGATATTTAAGCATTATTACAATTATGATATCTTACAGAGTTTTGATGCTAGACTAAAAGTAGCTGGAGAAATTAAATTAAACTATGTAACTTATAAATTAGGCTACATAAAGCTAGAGGGAGTTGATTTAAAAGACAATAAGCCTAGCTCATATAGAATTACATTCTTTGGAGAAACAGTTAGCTTAAAAGACTTATTAGGAGAGGATAAATTAAGTGCTTTAACTTGGTTAGATAATTTTGTTATAGATTATTCTAGTGCTAATGTAAAATCATATTTACAGGATGGGTATGATAAAACAGTAGATTCTGTTGCTTACACAGATGCTATTATAGTCCCATTAATATCTCATACTCCTAGATGGTTTTATGATTCTACTTTTGGACATCAGAACAATCCTGATGACGAGAATAATTTATTTTATGATTTTCTTTATGATAATGGGGCATTGTGGTCAGATATGAAATATAGTATCAGATTACATTTAATCATAAAAGCTATTGAAAAAGAATATCCTGAGATAGAATTTACAACAGACTTTTTTAATACTACTAACTCTGTGTATCATAATTTATATATGTGGATGCATAGAAAAAAAGGAGATGTACAAGGAACTGCAACAGGTACAACATTATACAGTAAGTTGGTAGATTCTTGGTCTACAATTAATGTAGGTTCAGGAGTTGTGGTTGGTGATGGTTCTAGTTTTGTTATATCAGGTGTATTCCCACAAGTTAGAGTAGACACTACATTAACAGTTGATCCAGCAAATGATGCTACTGTATATAACTTAAAGATTTATAAGAATGGTAACATATTCCAACAGTACAATAATATAAATGGAAATAAGACATATAATTTTAATACTTTAAATGATGGTACTTATACAGTTTATGTAGAATCAGAGGTAGCAATTACATTTACAGGTTTAAGCTGGGAGTTTGATTATGATGAGTATGATTCAGAATTAGGATGGGTTGAGGTAGATTCAGCTACATCTAATGCTAATGGATTTTCTATTTCTCCTGTGTTTAGTTTTTACCCTACTCAGCAATTACCTGAGATATCTATTATAGATTTTCTTACAGGTGTTTTTAAGATGTTTAATCTTACTGCTTATGTAGATGGAGATAAAATAAAAGTAGACACACTAGATAACTTTTATGCAACTTATAATGAGTATGATATTACTAAGTATGTAGATGTAACATCATCTAAATCTGATGTAGCATTACCATACAAACAAATCAATTTTGAGTATGAGGATTATAAAACTTATTTAGCTTCTATATTTAATCAGTTAAATAACGCTCAGTTTGGAGAGTTAAAATATAGAGGTGAAGAGGATTTGAATTGGGAGGGTGGTATTTACAAAGTAAAATTACCATTTCAGAAAATGCTATATGAAAGGTTAAACAACATAAACGGTAATACTCAAACTGCTATACAATGGGGATGGATGACAGACGATAATCAATCAGCTTATATTGGTAAGCCTTTAATACACTATGCAACTAAACAGATAGCTGGTACGCAGTTAAGTTTTAGAGATAGTGATACTATTAAAACTCCTTTAACGAGTTATTATATTCCTTTAAATACTAATGGTACTTCAGGAACTCAACAGTCATTAAATTTTAATGCTGAATATGATGAGTATGCTTTAATAACAAATACATCTACATTATTTGAGAACTACTATAAAAATTATATACAAGATGTTTTTAATGAAAAAAGGAGAATGATAAAACTAAAAGCATTTTTACCATTAAAAATAATATTGAAATTTAATTTATCTGATAGGTTTATTGTAAGTAATAAGAGCTATAAAATAAATAGCATAAACACTAATCTACAAACAGGAGAAAGTCAAATAGAATTACTTAACGAGGTATGATAGAGATTATTTTAGAAGCATTAAAACACGCTAAAGGGGAAACAGAAAATATAAGAATTGCTCAAGGTAAACACAGACTACCTTTAACAATTAAAGAGGGTTACAAAACATTAAAACAAGATTTAAAATGGCAATAAAAAAGGAGGTAACTATTGAAGCAAACACAGACGATGCTATTAAGGAGATTAAAGAACTCTTTAAAACAATGGTTAATGCTGAAAAAGAAGCACAGAAACAATCTGAGAAATTAAATGATTCAGTAGCAGAAATAGGAGAAACTGCTAAGACTACCGAGAAAGGTGTTAGTGCAATTAGTAAAGGATTTAGGGGACTAGGTGTAGCTATTAAAGTTGCTGGGATTGATTTAGTGATTAGTGCTTTAGGCACATTAAAAGAGGTGTTTGAATCAAATCAAAAAGTAGCAGATTTATTTTCTACTGCATTTGAAACAGTTTCTTTAGTGTTTAATCAGTTTGCTAATATAGTAGTAGATGTTGTACAGAGTGTAAATGAGGCTACAAATGGTTTTGATGCTTTAGGTAAGGTTTTAAGTGGATTACTAACAATAGCTATTACTCCTTTAAAACTTTCTTTTTTCGCTATTAAGTTAGGAATACAAGAAGCGCAATTAGTGTGGGAAAATTCTTTTTTTGGTGACAAGGATCAAGAAACAATTAAAGAACTAAATAAAGGAATACAAGAAACTAAACAAGCGTTAGCAGATACAGGGACAGAAGCAGTCCAAGCTGGTAAAGACATTTACAATAATTTTACTGAAGCAGTTGGAGAGGTAGGAACTTTAGTAACAGAAACAGTAGATGGTATATCTCAGATAAGTATTACAGGAGCTTATGAGAGTGCTAAAGCAAATGTACAGTTAAAAAATACTGCTGAGTTAGCAGTAGCAGAACAGACTAGATTAGTTGAGCAATATGATAGACAAGCTGAGCAACTAAGACAGATAAGAGATAATGATTTATTATCACTAGCAGAAAGAACAAAGGCTAATGAGGAGTTAAATACTGTTTTAGAAGAGCAAGAGAAAGCAATGCTTAAACAAGCTGATTTACAAATAGCATCAGCACAAGCAGAAGCAGATAAAAACAATTCAATAGAGAACAGAAAAGCATTAATAGAAGCAGTATCAAACAGAGAGGGTGTACTTGCACAGATAGAGGGTTTCAGAAGTGAGCAACAGAGTAATAAAATTGCTTTAGATAAAGAAGAGTTAGACTTGATAAATTCTAAGACAGAATCTGAAACACAGTTAGCTAATGAACAAAAAAGATTTTTAGCAGAGCAACAAGAAAACGAGATAACAAGACTTGAGATGTTAAGGACTGCTCTAGAGGAGGAAAAAGCTATTGAGTTAGAAAGACTACAAAACAAGATAGATTCTTATGCTGAGGGTACGCAATACAGAATAGATGCAGAGATAGAATATGCAACTAAAAAACAAGAAATAGACCAAGAGATAGCAGACAATAAAAAAGAAACTTCTTTAGCTGAAGAGCAATTAGATAAACAGGTATCATCAGCTAAACTAGGAATAGCTAAACAGTCTATGGCTTTAATAGGTGAGATAGCTGGTGAGGGTAGTAAAGTAGGAAAAGCTATGGCAATAGGTCAGGCTACTATTTCAGGTATTGAGGGAGTTCAAAATGCTTACACTACTGCACAAAAATCACCTATAACAACAGTATTCCCAGCATATCCAATAATACAAGCATCTTTAGCTGGTGTGTTTAGTGCTTTACAGATTAGAAAAATAGCATCAACTAAAGCAGATGGTAAAGGTTCTACACAAAGTCCTCAAGTTAGTGGAGGTTCAGCTCCTACTACTCCTAGTATTCCTCCAGCGTTTAATGTTGTAGGATCAAGTGGGACAAATCAGTTAGCAGATGCAATAGGAGGACAATCTCAGCAGCCTATTAGAACCTATGTTGTTTCTAGTGATGTAACAACAGGTCAGAGTTTAGATAGAAACATAGTAGAGGGAGCTACTATTGGTTAATTAAAAATATAAAATAACATAAAAATCTTTATATAATAATATGCAGATAATAGAATTAGTTTTAGGCGAAGAGGATGAGGTTACAGGAATTGACGCAATTTCAATAGTTTCAAAAGGTGCTATTGAGGAGGACTTTATTGCTTTAAAAAGTCAAGAGGTGCAACTTGCAGAGGTAGACAAAGAAAAAAGAATCTTAATGGGTGCTTTATTAGTACCTAATAAGCCTATATACAGACGTAATGATGACAATGAGTATTACATATACTTCTCTAAAGATACAGTCTTAAAAGCATCTCAAACATTTTTAATGAATGGGAATCAGAATAACTCAACTTTAGAACATCAACACGAGTTAAAGGGTTTAACTTTAGTTGAGAGCTGGATAGTAGAAGATGAAGTACACGACAAATCAAGAAAATATGATATGAGTGTTCCTGTTGGAACGTGGATGGGTAGCGTAAAGGTAAATAATGATGATGTTTGGAATGACTATGTAAAGACAGGTAAGGTTAAAGGCTTTTCTATTGAGGGTTATTTTGTAGATAAGTTAGAAAGACCTAAAGAAGAGAAAAAAGAGGATCTAAATATTTACACAGAAGAGCAAATCATAGAAAAAATAATAGATGTAATTAAGGAGGATGAGAAGTAAATTTAAAACTCCTAGCTCAACAAGTCCAACAGGAGGTAGAAGAGGTTGTTTATGTGATGACAATACTTATTCTATTGATTGTTGTGATGGTAGTTTACAGGCTCAAGGAATTGGAGTAACGACAAAAGTAAACTCTTTTTTATTGCAAGAAAATAGAGGTTTAATATTAACCGAAAATAACGGTAAAATTATATTATAATGGCAGATACTAAAATTTCAAATTTACCAAGAGCAGAGGTATTAAATGGTACAGAAATAATACCGATTGTTCAAGACGATGAAACAAGGAAAATAGCTTTAAAAGAAGCAAATACATATTTAGAATCTATTAATATTGTAAATAGTGATGGAGAAGAGTTTAGCTTAACTGTTTCTAACAAAACATTTTACAAATTAACTTGGACAGGTGGTAATGGTTTTTCGGCAATCTTTTTACCTTTAGCTAGTCAGAGCCAAAATAGAGTTTATAGGTTTATCTGCGACGGTACTATTTCAGCAAATAAATACGTTAAGATAAAAGCAAAAACCGATGAAACGATTGACGGAGATGATACTCCTTTTGTAATCAATAGAGCATACGAGGGTTTACAAGTTTGGTGCGATGGCACAGAGTGGTATATCATACAACAAAAAGCATAATTTAAAATATATTTAAAAATGAGTACAGAAAACAACATAAGAAAACAGTTATTTAAAACTGAGTTAGAAACTCATAAGGTAGAGTTGGATTTAGTAGGTAATTTAAGGTCTTACCCAAAAGGATTATCTAAATATAAAGGAGAGGGAGAGGGCTTAATTAAAAAAGCAAATAGACTTAAACAAGAATTAAGCGAAATACAAAAAGCCTTATTTAAATGGGCAGAGGTTGGAGATAGTATTGCAGATGATATAATAAAAGATTTAAAAAAGTTTGAAAAAATTGCAAAAGAGTTAGGGTTTAATGCTGAAATTCAAATTGATTATTCTAATGCTAATGATGTTTTTACTGAATATGCTAAACTTGCTCAAAAATATGAAAAAGAAGCAAAAAACTTATAAAAGTAATAAATAAAATATATTTAAAAATGAAAGAACAAAAGTCAGTAAGAAACAGACTGTTTAAAACAGAGAAAGTAGAATTAGAATCTCACAAGGTAGAGTTAGCTAAAATAACAGAACTTGAAGAATACGAATACGAACTAAATAGAGGTATTGATATTCTTATGAAATTTGCTACCGATGCAAGAGAGGCAATAGCTAAAGGAGTTAGAGAGTTAAATAGGTTAAATTCAGTTCAAAAAGTTGCTCAAAGAATTTCATCTGATGTAGAAAAACAAGCAAAAGATTTAGGTATTGATATACCTGAACTAAAAAAATTACAAAGAGCTATAAGTGCTTTTGAACAACAAAAAAAATCACTTACAAAAGTTTTAAAATAATTTAAAAATATAAAATTTTATTTAACCATTTATATATTAATATGACAACGATTGACAAAATTAAGGAAATTCTAAATTTATCTGTGGAGGTAAAGCTAGAACAACAGAAATTAGACAACGGTGCAGTATTAGAAGCTGAAGCATTTGAACCTAATAAAGAGGTTTTTATTGTTACAGATGATAATAGAGTTCCTGTACCTGTTGGAGAGTACAATTTAGAGGATGGTAAAACTTTAGTAATAGCAGAAGAGGGATTAATTTCTGAGATTAAAGAAGTAGAGCAAGAATCTGAAGAGGTAGTAGAAGAGGATGTTGAGGCTACTCCTGAAGTAGAAATGACAGAGGAAAAAACTACACCTAAAAAAGTAGTAGAATCAATTACTAAAGAGATGTTCTTTTCAGAAATTGAAAAACTACAAAAAGAGATAGATGCTTTAAAAAGCGAGAAAGTAGAATTAAGTGAGCAAGTAAATGAGGAGCTACAAGCTGAGTTAGATAAACCAGCAGTAGAACCTATTTCATTTAATCCTGAAAACAAACAGACTTTATCTAAAATTAAGATAGGTAATAACAGACCTATGTCTACACTAGATAGAGTAATGAGAAAATTAAGTAACTAAAATTAAAAAATTAAAAAAATGAGTGTTTCTTTAACTTCAACTTATGCTGGTGAATTTAGTGGTAAATATATTGCTGCTGCTTTATTATCAGCTTCAACTCTAGATGCTGGAGCTATCAGCATTATGCCTAATGTAAAGTACAAGGCAGTAATTCAAAAAGGTGCTACTGATGACATTGTAAAAGATGCTACTTGTGATTTTGTAACAGATCAAGGCACATTAACATTAACAGAGGCAGTATTGCAGCCTGATGAGTTTCAAGTAAATTTGATTCTGTGTAAAAAAGACTTGCACAATTCGTGGGAAGCTGAACAAATGGGATATTCTGCATTTGATAACTTAGCTCCAAGTTTTGCTGAGTTTGTTATTGCTCACGTTGCTGCTAAAGTAGCTGATAAGACAGAGAAAAACATTTGGAAAGGTGCTACTGCAACAAGTGGAGAGTTTGATGGTTTTGAAGCTAAATTATTAGCAGATGGAACTGTAAACGATGTAACAGGAACTACTGTAACTGCTACAAATGTGATTGATGAAATGGGTAAGGTAATTGATTCAGCAGTAGCTAACGCACCAGCTATCTTAGGTTCTGAGGATTTAACTTTATATGTACCTATTAATGTTGCACAGGCTTATATTAGAGCTTTAGGAGGATTTGCTGCTACTATTGGAGGAGCTGGTACAGATAACAAAGGTACACAATGGTACAACGGTGGTGCTTTAACT